AAGGTGAGATGCTTGATTCTATTGTGAAGAGGTGACACTTAAAAAAGTGTCACTTAACACTTGACAAACACCTTTGAATCACTTAAATTATTATTGTAGTTGCTTCGTGCACAATCATGGTATTAAAAAACAACTTTGTTCCTATTCCAAAAAAAGGAATCAATCAAAAATTATTTAATGAGATTGTAAATCTTCTTCCTAGTCCTCCACAAAGACCAGGATTTAAGTTCTCTCATTATGGAGTAGTATCTCTCTCACAAGTTAATACAAAAGATAAGGCAAAAAATATTGCAAATAGTGTAAGAGTTCGTTTTGAAACTAAATCTAAAGAAGATGATTCTTTAAGAATTAGACTCGCAAAAGGTTTAGATATTACAAAAGTTCCACCTACATTGTATCCTGATTTTAATGCAGGTGATGGTTTTAATAGAATCAGAGATTTAAGATCTCTTGGTTATGAACAATGGATTTTTGCATTTTATGTACCTGATGAACAATCAAGAAATGAATTTCAATCATCTAATGAAGATGCTCTTGAAGACTTTAGGATGTCATTAAATGCCAATGATGGCAAAAGACCATGTTCATTAGATGAAATTTTAGAGCATGTTAGGAAGAGGATGACAGAAAAGTGGGATAAAACCAAGATTAAAAAGTTTATTCACTCACTTGATTTGAATTTAAGTGGATCTAAAGTGGATGGTTTAGCAAATACTATTGATAGAGAGAGACAAAGAAAGGGAGTTGTTAAACCATACGAAGCAGATGAGGCAGAGGAATTTATTCAAAAAAATAGTAAGGGTGCATTGTATTTTAACACAAAAGCAGGTGCTAGTGTTGCAAGAACAGCAGTTTCAGTGGTAAAATCTTTAATTGCACCCAATTCTCCTGCTGTACCTGTTAAAGTTTGTACTTTTTCTACCAGTGCGTGCTCACATGAACAAATTGATGATCATCATGACAAAGCAGTTAAAGATCTTTATTCACTTGTTGATGAGTTGATTGAGTTTGGATTAAAAGCAGCATCAATGAAATGTCAAGGAATATCTCCTGTTGAAATTATTGGATCAGTCCCTCAAAAGATCATCAAAGATCAAATAATGCCTACAACAATTGTTCAATATGGCAAAAAATCAACCAACAAATAGTAACATCCTGGATGTTAATCCAGGACCATTATCCTTCACTATAGGTGATTGGGATGATGCACAATTATTCTATGCAGCAGTTTCTATCAATGGAAATAAACTTGCTATTGTTCATCAAGCAAACATCATCAAGGTATGCAGGAACACACAATCTGCCAGAAACTTTATAACAAAGCATCAGAAAAAACGTAAAAAGATTGTTAGTTACCCCCAAAGTGGACCTATTGTATGACAAGCACTAAAATGACTCAGACACACATTGAACATCCTGAGGACACCATTCTGACTGGTGACCTGTCTGCCATTGAAGCACTTTACTGCAAAGAAAGCAAAGTATCCATGAAGATGGATGGAATGTCTTTAGTTTGGGGCACTAATCCTGACAATGGTGAGTTCTTTGTCTGCACAAAAGCAGCATTTAACAAGAAGAAAGACAGAAAGTGTTACAATCATGATGACCTTTACAAGCACTTTGGTCATCAAATGCAAGTGTTTGAGGTTCTATCACATTGCTTGAAGTATCTGCCTAGAACTGAGAACATCTATTGGGGTGATTGGTTGGGGTTTGGTCGCACTCACATTGTGCAACAAAATACTCTAACATATGTTTTTGCAGAGAAACCTTCACAAAAACTTATCATTGCACCTCACACTAAAGTAACTATTGCTGGTGAATTTTGTAATGCTATTTGTGAACCACTGGATGAGATCTTTGATGATACTTCTATCATCAAGTGGGTACAACCTTCAGTTGATCGTATGCCACCAACTGAGTTTGACATCACTGATTTAGATACAAGCAAGGTACAGTTTATGTCTCCCTCAGAGGCATCTGTGGCACTCAGGAACATCAATGGATTGATTAGAGAGGGTGTTGACCTTACTGACACTGTATTACTTGATGTGTTGGGTGACATCTACCTTGTGAATCTTTACCTGATGGTGGTAGAGATGAAAGAGGAAGTTATGGACAGTTTCATCATCAATGATGCTCCAATGTCCTTCATCTATGAAGACATTGAGGTAGATGGTGAAGGGTTTGTTATGTCAAATGAGCATGGAACTTTCAAACTGGTTGATCGTCCTTGCTTTGCTTATGCTAACTTCAACTCAGGCAAATTTGCAAAGAATTAAAGTTAGTTACCTCTAAAGTGGACCTATAGTATGAGAACACAATCAATGGCAATTCCAATTTTCAAACTTAACACATCCAATCAATCACAATGGGATGACATTATGGGTCAAATGTGTCAGTTTGTCAGTGAATCAAATGCTGACATTGATATGGCATATGATTGGGTATGTGAGATGATGGAATGTGATGGTTTTGTAGAGAATGAGACAGCATGGGATTCTTTCTATGATACTTTTACTGAAGCATATGCTGCTGCTGAATGAACATTATTGATCAAACATTTCAACCCTATCACACTTTTCTAATGCAAACTGCTGAACTTTCTATCACCAACCTTGGTGCTGATAAAACACTCTACCTACTTGAAGCATTGCTTGAAACCCTGAACAATAGGGAGAAGGTTAATGCCATTGAATCAAGTAGAAGTGTTTATACTAACTATGAATATGAGGTAGGCAGAAAGTATATTAAAGTCTGGTCCTATCTGGTCTTCAATGGTGAGAGAAACAGGGGCAGGAGTTGTGTTATGTTTGTTGATAAAAATACTGGTGCTTGCTATAAATCAGCATCATACAAAGCACCTGCTGTAGGTATCAGGTTCTGGATCAATCAATTAGCAGATAACCCAGATATTTGTGATGAGCATGGTTCTTTTCTTTACATTCGTTAATAAATATAACAACCCCTATGAACATTCTAGTGACTGAAGACAAACAAATTGTTGAGATTCCTGATGGATCAGAATTGATTGATGATACATTTTATGTCTGGGAGACTAGGTATGGTTTGCACTCTACCATGACAAAAGAAGGGAGGAAGATGCTCACCTCCCTTGAGAAAGATGAGGTGATTAAAATGACTAGATGGCATCTAAAGTGTGAGCAGGATGGTACAATGAAAGACTACACTTACGTGATTGGTGATGCAAATGTGAGTGGAAAACTGTAGATAGATTGTTAGTTACCTCTAAAGTGGACCTATAGCATAAG